GATGATCCCCATTCAGAGCAAGATGTAAATTCAACTACAGCATTTGATAAAGCATATGAGTGGTATACTTCAGGACCACGTCAGCGTTTACAACCAGGCGGACGTATAGTTTTAGTTATGACTAGATGGTCAACAAAAGATTTAACTGCTCAACTAATAAAAGCATCATCAGAAGATAAAGCAGATCAATGGGAGGTTGTAGAATTTCCAGCTATCATGCCAAGTGGAAAACCATGTTGGCCAGAATATTGGAAGTTAGAAGATTTACTTGCGGTCAAAGCATCAGCTGGTATTTCAAAATGGAATGCACAGTACATGCAGAATCCAACTGCAGAAGAAGGAGCCTTAATTAAAAGGGAGTGGTGGAGAGATTGGACTGAAGATTATGTCCCACCTATTGAACACATTATTCAATCTTATGATACTGCATTTATGAAAAAAGAAACTGCGGATTATTCTGCAATCACTACTTGGGGAGTGTTCTATCCAGACCAAGACTCAGGACCTAATTTAATTTTATTAGATGCTAGAAAAGAAAGAGTTGAATTTCCTGAACTTAGAAGACTTGCTTATGAGCAATATAAATACTGGCAACCTGAAACTGTTTTAATTGAATCTAAAGCATCAGGACTTCCTCTTACATACGAGCTTAGACAAATGGGAATTCCAGTTGTAAATTATTCACCAAGTAAAGGTAATGATAAACACTCTAGGGTAAATGCTGTTGCACCTATGTTTGAATCTGGAATGATATGGGCACCAAAGAATAAACAATTTGCACAAGAAGTTATTGAAGAATGTGCTGAGTTTCCACATGGAGAACATGACGATTTGGTAGATTCCACAACACAAGCTATAATGAGATTTAGACAAGGGGGATTGCTTTCTCATCCAGAAGACTATAAAGATGAGGAGTTAATTAAAAATCCTAAGAATTACTATTAATGGAAAAACCAAAAAAACTAACGACAACTATACCTCCTTTAAGAGGACCCTGTCCACAAGGCTTGAACATTAGCTATGAAACAGGTAAGGTTGTAAGCTCGGAGAAATTATTAAATGGCAGCAATAGACAAATCACTTCCAAACGGAAGTAGAAAAGATTTCGGGACACCTGATCCATCAAACGGTGTTCAAGAAGTTACAGAAGCAATAGAACCACAAGCCGAGGCCCTTGGACCAGGGAACACGGAAATAACACCTACAGAAGATGGTGGTGCTGAAATAAATTTTAATCCTGGTGCAGATCAATTAAAAACACAAAATCATTTTGATAACTTAGCAGAGATATTACCTGAGAATGTATTAGGTACATTAGGTTCTGAGTTATACGAAGACTTACAACAATATAAAACATCAAGACAAGACTGGGAAGATACTTATACAAAAGGTTTAGATCTTTTAGGATTTAAGTATGAACAAAGAACAGAACCATTCCAAGGCGCTGCAGGTGCAACGCATCCAGTACTTGCAGAATCAGTAACTCAATTTCAAGCTTTAGCTTATAAAGAATTATTACCAGCAGATGGACCCGTTAGAACGGAACAAATGGGAGCGCCTACTAAAGAAAAAGATGACCAAGCTAAACGAGTTAAAGATTTCATGAACTATCAGATTATGGATGTTATGAAAGAATATGAACCTGAGTTTGATCAGATGTTATTCTTTTTACCTCTTGCAGGATCTACATTTAAAAAAGTTTACTACGATGCCTTACTAGGAAGAGCTGTATCTAAATTTGTACCAGCTGAAGATCTAGTAGTTCCTTATTCTGCAACTTCATTAGAAGACGCTGAATCAATTATGCATATCCTTAAAGTATCCGAAAACGATTTAAGAAAACAACAAGTAAGTGGTTTTTATAGAGACATAGATTTAACTTTACCAACAACTACTGAATCAGAATTAAAATCTAAAGAGAGAGAAATTGAAGGAGTTAGAAAAGGAGCAGAAGAAGATGTATACTCTATTGTTGAATGTCATACAAATTTAGACCTAGAAGGTTTTGAAGACATAGGTCCAGATGGTGAGCCCACAGGAATTAAACTTCCATATATTGTAACTTTTGAAGAAGGATCTAGAGAGGTATTAGCTATACGAAGAAACTGGGAAGAGAATGATCCTAAAAAAGAAAAGATACAATATTTTGTTCATTTTAAATTTTTACCAGGATTTGGATTTTATGGATTTGGTTTAATTCATATGATTGGGGGTTTATCAAGAACTGCAACAGCAGCATTAAGACAATTATTAGATGCAGGAACTTTATCTAACTTACCAGCAGGATTTAAAATGCGTGGTATTAGAATTAGAGATGATGCACAAGGAATTCAGCCAGGAGAGTTTAGAGATGTAGATGCTCCAGGAGGAAATATTAGAGATGCATTTATGACTCTTCCATACAAAGAGCCATCACAAACTTTATTACAACTTATGGGTATTGTAGTTCAAGCAGGTCAAAGATTTGCATCCATTGCTGATATGCAAGTTGGAGATGGAAATCAACAAGCTGCTGTTGGTACAACCATTGCTTTACTTGAAAGAGGAAGCAGAACAATGTCGGCTATTCATAAAAGATTATATGCTTCACTTAAAACTGAATTCAGTTTATTAGCAAGAGTATTTAAATTATATTTACCACCAGAATATCCATATGATGTTATAGGTGGATCAAGAATAATTAAACAAACAGACTTTGATGATAGAGTAGATATCATTCCAGTTGCTGATCCAAATATATTTTCACAAACTCAAAGGATTTCAATGGCGCAGACGCAATTGCAACTTGCGCAATCAAATCCACAAATTCACAACATGTATGAAGCATACAGAAAAATGTATGAAGCTATTGGTGTTAAAGACATTGATAAAATTTTAAATGTACCACAACCTCCAAAGCCACAAGATCCAGCTCAAGAACATATATCTGCTTTAACAACTCAACCCTTTGTTGCTTTCAGAGGACAAGATCACAGAGCACATATGACTGCTCATTTAAGTTTCATGGCAACTAACATTGCAAAAAATAATCCAATTATATCTGGAGCATTAGAAAAAAATATATTTGAACACATTTCTTTAATGGCTTTGGAACAAGTTGAATTAGAATATAAAGATCAATTACAACAACTACAACAGATGTCACAAAATCCTCAGGCTGCACAGGACCCACAAATGCAAGCTCAAGTTCAACAATTACAAATGGGTATTGAATCTAGAAAATCAGTTTTAATTGCTGAGATGATGGATGAGTTTATGAAGGAAGAAAAGAAAATTAATTCAGTGTTTGATACTGATCCAATAGCTGCATTAAAATCTAGAGAATTAGATATCATATCCCAGAACAATGCTAAAAGAGCCCAAGAAGCTAATGATAGATTAAACTTAGATAAGATGAAAGCTCTTATGAATCAACAAACGGCACAAGAAAAAATACAACAAAATGAGGATTTAACTAAGTTAAGAGCAGCCACTTCTATTGCAAAACAACAGTTTGCAAATGCTTCTAAAAAAGACTATAACAATTAATATGAAAAAGAATCCAGGCAAAATTAAAACAGTAATGCATGAATTTAAATCGGGTAATTTGCATTCTGGAAAATCTGGACAAATTGTTAAAAACCCTAAACAAGCAATTGCGATTGCTTTATCGGAGGCAGGTATGAACAAGAAAAAATATGCAACAGGTGGATTAGTTGAAAACTCTTCATCAACAAAATCAACAGGTGGACCAAAAAGTGATTACGCTAGAGATATGGATTTCTCAGCTTACACTCAAAGTGATGGTTACTTAAAAGGTGGTATTGATGTTGAGATGACTGCACCAAATGAAACTCAAGAACAACCAGTTCGTGGTCAAAGACGAATGATGACTGATAAGAGAACAAAAGCTAAGTGGTACTAATATGTTACCAATGCTTGGAGCTATTGCACCATTAGCTAAAATTCTTTTTAATACTATTGAAAAAGCAGTTCCAGACAGAGACTTACAAGAGAAATTAAAAGCTCAACTTAATCAACAGTTACTACAATCTAGTACAGAAGAATTAAAAGCGGCAGCATCTATTGTTGAAGCTGAAGCAAAAGCAGGCTGGTTTACAGCTAGCTGGAGGCCCCTTTTAATGTATGTTTTAATCTTTATATTGGTATGGAATTATGTTATTGGTCCTGTTATAAAATTATTCACAGGAGCAGTTATATCTTTTGAATTGCCTGGCGACGTTTGGACATTATTAAATGTTGGACTCGGAGGTTATGTAATTGGGCGTAGCGCAGAGTCGGTAGCTCGCACAATGGCCAACAAACCGACCAACAACCAAGATAACGGATAAGGAGTTAAAATGAGAAACGACTATAAACAAAGACCAAGACCAGAATTTAGAGGTGGTGGTATTGCTCTTAGAGGAATGGGAGCTGCACTTAGAGGCGGCGGAATTGCTAAAAGAGGAATGGGAATTGCACTAAAAGATGGTGGAAAATTATTTGGTGGAAAAGAAACTTACGGTGAAGAATTACAAGAAGCAAAAGCTGTTAAGTCTAAAAAGATTTCTCCAAAACAATTTGTTAAAGGCGAAAAATCTGAAGGACATAAAGGCGAAGAAAAAGGCGTTGCAAAGACTGCTAAGAAATTAGCATCTGGAAAAATGTCTCCGGAATCTTACGCTAAAATGGAATCTGCTGAGCCAATGAAAAAAGGCGGAAAAGCTAAGAAGAAAAAATAATAATGGTTGGCCTTGGAAGACAACTACGAGGAACAGGTGTAGCTAGACTTTTAAAACCTAGTTCTCCTATTGTAAAAGATCGCAAGAACAGAAAAGAGTCTCCTTATTTAATGCCTCCTACATTAGGTAGTGTACCAGGTATGAAAAAAGGGGGCTCTGTTAAACCAGGTCTTTGGGCAAATATAAATCGTAGAAAAAAATTAGGTATATCAAGACCTAAATCTAAATCCACAATATCACCTAAAGCATATTCTAATATGAAAGCTGGTTTTCCTAAAAAAAATAAAAATTAATATAAGGAGAAATTATTATGGCAGATGATGATGTAAAACCTAGAACGAACACAGGTAAATACGACGAATCTAAATACTCTCCTACAAGAAAAGCTTTTATAGAAAAGGCTAGAGCAATGGGATTAACTAGTGCTGCTGATAGAGCTAAGGTAGCTGCTATGGCTAGTAGAGGTCCTTCTGCTTCAGAAAACATTATTAATATACCTGATCCAGCCCCAGGATTAATGGATCCAGATATATCTCCTTCTGAAAAATATAGAAAAAATTTTAATGATATTAAATGGGATAAGAAAGCTAAAGGCGGATTAGTAGGTTCAAGTCAAAGCAAAGGCCAAGGTAAAGTTATGAAACCTAAAACAACTAAACATTATTAATGGATAATAGTGTTTTAAATTTATTAAAAAAAACAGATCCTGATAAAGAATTAAGAAAATCAGGTAAACTTCCACCATTAAAGAAAATGAAAAAAGGTGGTGTAGTAAGTAAGGGTCAAGGTAAAGTTATGAAATTTAAAACAACTAAAAATTACTAATGGCTGGTCTTGGTATTCATAAAAGAGGATGTGGACAAGCTAAAATAATCAAAAAGAAATTTGGTCATGAAGGTGCTATTGATCCAAAGAAAGCACAAGTAACTGAAGTATATACTTTTAAAGATGGAGGAACTCCAGCTTGGCAAAGAAAAGAAGGTAAGAATCCAGAAGGTGGTTTAAATAAAAAAGGTATATCTTCTTATAGAAGACAACATCCTGGTTCTAAATTATCACTAGCTGTAACTACTAAACCAAGTAAGTTGAAACCTGGTTCAAAATCTGCTAATAGAAGGAAGTCTTTTTGTGCCAGAATGTCTGGTATGAAAAAAAGACTGACCTCTGCTGAAACAGCAAGAGATCCTAATTCAAGAATTAATAAATCTCTACGTAAGTGGAATTGTTAATATAACCAACAAAGGAGAAAGAAATGGACGAAACAGTAATAATACACAAAATACAGAAAATAATAAAAGAACGCTATCAAAGTATAGGCGAAGCTATGATCGCCGGTGGTGTTGACAGTATGGAAAAATACAAGTATATGTTAGGTCAGGCACATGCCTACCAAACAGTATCTCAGGAAATCTCTAACCTGCTAACAAAGAAGGAGCAAAAAAATGAGCAAGGAAACGTTGTCGACCTCGGAAAAGGAAGTTCCAAAGACAGTACTAGGTCTTGAGGAAAAATATAAAGAAGAAAATAAATTAGAAGAATCTAAATCATTAAATCCAGAAAATATTAAATCTGTAGTTGATGAACTACCTGAGCCATCAGGATGGAGATTATTAGTATTACCATTTACACCAAAAGATAAAACATCTGGTGGAATTATTATTGCACAAGAAGCTTTAGATAAAGCAAGGATCGCAACTAACTGCGGTTATGTTTTAAAAATTGGCCCATTGGCTTATGTGGATAAAGAAAAATATCCAACAGGTCCGTGGTGCAAGAAAGGGGATTGGGTGATCTTTGCCCGTTATGCGGGATCAAGACTACCAATAGAGGGCGGTGAAGTGCGTCTATTAAATGATGACGAAGTTTTAGGAACTATAAAAGATCCTGAATCTGTACTTCACTATATATAAACATAGGAGAAAACTATGCCAGAAAACAAAGAACAAAAAATGGTAGACATAGATACTTCAGGTCCTGGAGCCGATGTCGAATTAGACGTTAAGCCAACAGAACAGGAGAAGGATTATGAAACTACTACGAACGACACTAAGTCCGATGACACAGCTACTCAATATATTGAGCAGCCTGCTGTTTCTACTGAGAAAAAAGAAACAGAAATCAAGGACCAAGGAACAGAAACGAAAACGACAGATACAGAAGCGAAGAAAGAATTAGAAGACTATAGTGAAGGTGTACAGAAGAGAATAGCAAAGCTAACTAAAAAAATGCGAGAAGCAGAAAGACAGCGAGAAGCTGCTCTTGATTATGCTCGTAAAGTTCAAGCTGAAAAAGAAACTCTATCTGGAAGACTAAATAAACTAGATACAGGATATGTTTCTGAAATGGAAAATAGAATTAAATCTTCCATGGAAGCTGCAGCTTCTAGATTAGCTCAGGCAAGATCTGATGGTGATCTAAAAGCAGAAATTGCTGCAACTACAGAAATATCTAAACTAGGTTATGAAGAGGCTAGACTATCTGAACTTAAAGCTAGACAAGTAGAAGAAAAGCCAGCGGTTAAACCTCAACAAACTATAGATCCAGTTCAACAACAAGAAACAGCTATTAATCCAGATCCGAAAGCTAGATCTTGGGCCGAGAAAAATTCATGGTTCGGTCGAGATGAAGCTATGACGTATACTGCGTTTAGTTTGCATAAACATCTTGTTGAAGATGAAGGATACGACCCACAAAGCGACGAATATTATGGTGAAATTGATAAAAGAATAAGACTTGAATTTCCCCACAAATTTGTTAGAACTGAGACTCCAACGACAGGTAAACCAGTACAAAGTGTTGCTTCGGCAAACAAGTCTGGAAAAACAGGTCGCAAAACTGTGAGACTCACGCCTTCTCAAGTAGCTATTGCTAAAAAATTAGGTGTGCCACTTGAAGAATATGCGAAACAATTAAACATCACGAAGGAGTAATGCATATGAGTAATGATAAAAATAAGACTTCCCGTGCGAGCCAAGTCAGAGCTAAAACTGAGCGAAAAAAAACTTGGACTCCACCGTCATCTTTAGATGCGCCACCAGCGCCAGATGGCTTTAGACATAGATGGATAAGAACAGATGTTATGGGCTTTGATGATACAAAGAACATGTCATCTAAAATGAGATCAGGTTGGGAGTTAGTGAGAGCTGACGAATATCCTGAAGGATCTTATCCTCAAATTCTAGAAGGCAAATACGCTGGTCTAATCGGAGTTGGCGGCCTTGTGTTGGCAAGGATACCAGAAGAGATCGCAAAATCTCGTGAAGAGTACTTTAAGAAACAAGTACGTGATCGAGACCAAGCAATTGAAAACGATCTTATGAAGGAACAACATCCAAGTATGCCATTCAGTAATGAAAGGCAGACTCGTGTAACTTTCGGTGGTACAAACAAAAAGTAATTTTTTGGCAATACCAACGGATTAAAATAAACTTAACAAGGAGAGACAACTATGTCTAATCAAACAAGAGGATTCGGTTTAAGACCGATCGGTAAAGTTGGTCAGAACAGAGATGCTCAAGGACAAAGCGAATATAGTATTGCAGCTTCTGCAACAGCTATCTATTTCCAAGACCCAGTTAAAGCACTGAGCACTGGAACAATAGGTGTGGCTGCGGCAGGTGATCAATTACTAGGTTCTTTGAACGGAGTATTTTACACTAACCAAACTACAAGAAAACCTACATGGACTAACAGTCTGCAAGCAAATAATACTGCTCCAGATATTTTAGGATATGTGGCGGACGACCCTTATGAAAGGTTCGAAATCAAATCAACAGCAAGTGGCGCTTCTCAACAAACATATGTTTTCAATAATGCAAACATTTTGTATGCTGCAGGCGATTCTGCTAACTATGTATCAGCTGTGAAGCTTGATAACTCAACAATTAATACTACTAATTCTCTTCAATTGAGAATTATTGGTCCTTCTACTAACGTTGGAAACAACCAATTAGATGCGGCTAATGTTAATTGGATAGTTAACATCAATAACCACTTCTACAAACAAACATCGGGAGTATAAGAATATGGCTATATCAAGAGGACAACTAGTTAAAGAACTAGAACCAGGTTTGAATGCACTATTCGGACTTGAATACAAACGATACGAAAATCAGCACGCTGAAATCTACGACATCGAAAGCTCTGAAAGAGCATTCGAAGAAGAAGTGATGTTATCTGGTTTTGCAAATGCAGCAGTTAAGCCTGAAGGCTCTGGTGTTACATTTGACAATGCTCAGGAAACTTTCACTGCTAGATATACGCATGAGACAATTGCTCTAGCGTTTGCTATAACAGAAGAAGCTATCGAAGATAACCTTTACGATAGAATTGCTTCTCGTTATACAAAAGCATTAGCAAGATCTATGTCTAATACTAAGCAAGTAAAAGCTGCTAACGTATTGAATAATGGTTTTGATTCTAATTACCAAGGTGGTGATGGATCTCCATTATTTGCTACTAATCACCCAACGATCGCTGGGTCTTTTTCAAACACATTAGCTACACAAGCTGATTTGAATGAAACATCTTTAGAACAAGCAATTATTGACATTGCTGCTCTTACAGATGAGAGAGGCTTAAAAATCGCTGCAAGACCTACTAAAGCTATAGTTCCACCAGAACTACAGTTTACTTCTGAGAGATTGATGAAATCTGTTGGAAGAACAGGTACAGCGAACAACGATATCAATGCAATCAAGTCTATGGGAATGGTTCCAGAAGGTTACACTGTGAACAATTTCTTAACTGACCCAGATGCATGGTTTTTAAGAACTGACGTTCCAAATGGAATGAAAATGTTTTTAAGAGCTCCTATCAAAACTTCTATGGAAGGTGATTTTGATACTGGTAACGTTAGATACAAAGCTAGAGAAAGATACAGCTTCGGCTGGTCTGACCCTAGAGGTATCTTCGGATCTTCAGGTGCTTAATATTTAAGCATT